TAAAACAATCATTTTATGTTGAAATTAGTGTATATTTATTCATAATATATGTATAATTAATGTATATTTAGTTAATTTTTGAATGTTTATACATAGATATTATGCAATCAAATACCATTCGTAAAACTATTCCAATAATAACTCCTATTAGTAAACTCATTTAATTACTCCTCTGGTACAATCCAACATAATTTTCGCATTAATAATATCAGCCGGATTAGTTGCATTTTGTAAGAAGTCCTTAGTGGAAATGGTTTCTTTATCCATCTCCACTTCGTCTACATGTAACCAATACAATAGAAGTAGGTGATTGTCTGTCTTGATCTTATCTCCAAAAACTCTAATTAATCCTTCAACATTTTCAATCGTTTTGTTCATATCTATCTGCTAAATCCTCTGCGATTGCTGAACTATTCCATTCCTCTGTATCATAGGAAACTACTTTTAAGGTAGAATCCAACATAGTTCCAATGTATGTATAATTTATCTTTTCAACCATAGAGACATCAACATAATCATCTCCACGCTCGCTAATTCGCTCTTTAATAACTTCTCCATCTGCGAATAGGTATGCTACAGTTGTTTTACCTTTCAATATATCCTCAATTTCTTTACGCTGCCCATCTGTTAAGATTGCAAAGTCTTCATATAAAGTTGCATAAACACGATTACTATAGATAAATCTGTCAATAATCACATTGTCTAATTGAGCCATTTGCTTAAAGTGTTCAAACAATGCTTCATTACTACACTGTGATAATTCAAATGAAGATCCTTTAACAACTGGAATGCTCATTTGTTTACTTAACTTTTCTGCTACTGTTGTTTTAAAATTACACTCATTACCTTCTAATATGTAAACTGTCATTTATCCACCTTCTCAATCTGATTAATTTTATAAACTGCACAGCTATTATCTTCAAACTCAACTTCTACTTGTTCATGTTGATGATCAATCATTAATACTTTTCCTGGTTCTCCGGTATGTATTAGCTGAACTTTCTCACCTACAGTAAACACTTTGCCCACCTCATTAGTTAAGTTTATTTAATTCGATTTCTCTAAATGTTCCAAGTGAGCCATTGTCTAACAGTACTAAATAATCGTATTGCCAGGAGTCTAAATGTTCGATTATCACACCTTCCTTATCTACGTCAGAAGGCATTCCTTTTATTGCATGATCATTTACTTTAACTCTTGTTTGTAAGTCGTATGTAAAGTATTTAGGCATTAGCCTCTACCCTCCCTTAGAATTTATATTAAATTTACTTATATATAAATTTATTTAGTTCTTCCTCAACATTATTATACTTCGTATATGGAATTCTTAGAAGTGGTATATTCATGCTAGAACAATAATTATCTTTTATCCTATCTCTTTGTTGAATTGTTTGTAAACTCTCTCTGAAAAAATCTCTTTCCTCAAAGTGCTGAATTCCATCGTATTCTATGTATCTTGTGGATTCTCCATCTTTATTAAAAATAACGAAATCAAATACCATATGAGTATCAAGTTCCTCGTTAAACACTCTGTATTCTCTATCGTAATTTATATGCTGCTCATCTAGGTAATCAATAATTTTCTTTTCACCTTTTGAGTATCTACAATACTTACATCTTACGCCTGATTTAATGTTGCTAAGAAGCATTTCTGACTCATGTCCATTATTACATTTAACTTTGAGTTTAGAATGATTATTCTTATATTCAGAGAGTCGCTTATAGCCAATATCACCGAGAATTTGATCTACCTCGTCATCAGTATGTTTTTGAAAATAAGCATGTTCTTCCGATCTACATTGTTTACATCTTACACCTCTGGCAAAATGACCCCATCTTATCTCAATCTCATGACCCTTGTCACAAATCATCTCTATTCGAGAATCTGAGTTTTTATATTCAGTGGAAATCATCTGATAATTATTTTTCTCAATTTCAGCTTTAACCAAATCGATGTTCCATTTAATATGACCAGTATACTCTCTATATCTACCTGTACACCTTGGACATCTTCTACCCTGTTTAAACTTTTGATATGTAACTTTCCATTCATGTCCGTTTGAACATTCTATCAAAATTGGAATGTTGCTGTTTACATACTCTTCGCTTTTTAATTTATAGCCTTCAGACTGTAAATTGCTTATAACCTCTTCTTTAGTTGTTTTGACCCTATTAGAACAATATGGACATCTTCTACCTGATTGGAACTTGCCCCACGATACATTATATTCATGCCCTATATTGCACTCAACGGTTAATTTAACACTTGAATTTACATATTCTTCTGATAATAGTTTATACCCAAATGATTCTATATAGCTTTTAACACTTTCATAAGTTAACTTGGTTCCCATCTCATCCCTCCAGTATAATCACTTCTAGTTCTTGTCTTCCGAAATTAATAGCATTATCTAAATACTTCATATAGACATCAAATCTATTTCCTATAATATCGCTTCCACGATCATCGCATCTTCGTTTTCCTACATTCTCAATAACTACCCATGTTCCAAGTTCAATGTAAGGAGGACAAGCGACTGTTACACCTCTCTCTGTTTTTCGTCCACTTGCAGTAATTCCATATGCAGGATGACCAGGTGATTTCCCTGTTGACTCTACGCCATTTGTATAACTGGTAACGACAGCATTAATTCTTTGACGTTCTTTCTGATTACTCCTGCTAACTTGTTTCGCTTTTTCACGTTTCTCCGCCTCCTTCCTTTTTCTTTCTTCTTCTAGTTTCCTTTGTCTTTCTAACTCTGCTAATCTATCCTGTTTTTGTCTAGCTGCTTTGTATTTATCTAATGTGTTCTGTAATGCTAATTGTTGACCTTTTCTTAGATTATTGATTGGAGATGGCTCATAAGGTTCTATAAGCCATCCGTTTAACTCTAAATAAATTTTCTCTTTTATTGAGACTTCATTTTCTTGCTCATTTTCGTCAATTTTTGAATCTGACTGTAGTAAATTTGTTAGTATGTATGCTGCTACGACTATATTTACGAATATTATAAGTATGATTAGTTTATCTTTATTGTTTAACTTGATAAGATCACTCCTTTGTATTTATAATAGATAAATTTATCTTTATTATATTCTGAATGGACAATTATGTAAAGGAGTATTTAAGCTTTTTCCTCATCTTTTTTAGACTTCTTTTTCTTTCTATTGGAGATTCCTAAGAAATCATTTAACCTCTTCTGTGCCATCTCTATATAATATTCCTTATCTAATTCATCGGGAACCTTTGTCCCTTTAATATTGTCGTTGTTAATGAAGCAGCGTTCAGGCGTATTTCCTATTTTCTCAGCTACATCCTGTTCAATTCCATCTTTCACTTTCCATTTAACCTTAAATACTCCTGGTGCATTTTCATCCTTGGAAGCAAACACACGTAATACTTTTTCAGGTAACTTCTTTTCACCATGTAATGCATGTTTATATTTACTTGATACTTTAACAATTTTTTGAAAATCTCTTAATTCATCACATTCGTTAATTGTATTAGCAACCGGAATATCCTTTGTGAAGTAGTTAATCAGTGCTTTATTGACAATAGGTAGATCATAATCAAGGTTGTTTAGCTTCTTAACATAAGCGCCTTTAGATTTGTACTTACCATCTTTATCAATAATTACATAGTTATTTACATCTTTCTGATAGATCTTATCAAAAACTTCCCATTCTAAATCTAAACGTGTTCTCTGTTCCCATTCCTTAGCAACTTCTTTAATAACATCAATATCAGATTCTTTTTCAACCTTCATGAAAACTCCATCTGTATTTGATTGAATTAGTTTACAATATGGCTCAATTTTTTCAATCAAGTCAAGTAATAACAACTGACCAGCTAAACAAACATTGTTGGCCATCAATGGATCATACAAAGGGTTATATTGATCTTTCATAGCCCCATACGTTGCGTTAAGTACGATTTTGTAAGGTAATTGCGTAGGGTCTTTTTTACGTTTTAACTCTAAACGTGTATCCCTAATTTGAGTGTATTTCAAAGGATCTCTTACATTTCTACTAATGTATCCATACTCAATCATTAAAGAAGGATATAATGAAGCTACATCGCAGCATAGAATGATTCCTTCGTCTTTATATTTAGGTAGAGCACCGTGAATTCCTCCAAAGGCAAAGACATGTGGAACTCCTGCTACATCTACTTTTAACTTTTTGCTGTAGTCTCTATTTTCAGGATCTTTGTACCAATCTACAATATGCTTATATTTTTCTGAAACCCTCAAAGTATCAGGGAAACTAAAATCAAATTCATCTCCCCTATTTGGATGCTTTTCTGCTCCAAGAATATGTGCCGATAATTGAGCTTTAGTTTTATTGAAATACTTCATATCCAAATTAAAAGCATTTAATAAAGATAATTGACTCTCGTATTCTTCTTTTCTATTGTCAAAAACTTCAATTGTTTGTTTTACATCGTATATACAGTAGTCTGTAATTTCTTGCATCTCCTGGTCTGTTAATGATCTATCTATGGTAAAAGGCACTGACGATTCTTTAATTCTACTTGCTAAAAATCCTTCCAATTGTTTTAAACTATGAAAACCAGTAGTTACATCGAAATTATTAAAAGGAATTTTCCAAGCATCTTTTACAATATTGTGACCTTTGATTCCATCTACTATTAGCCTATCATTAATATAACCTGCGTCCATTCCCAATAGTAATCCTTTAAAAATATATTGATCATATTGTCTACTATTGTATCCAATGAATACATCATTTTTAAAAAGATTGTAGTATTTTTTTAACATGTCTAAATCATTTTCAATTACCTTACCTTTACCACTATCATAGTCAATTAACACTACTAGCCAAAAAGATTGACCAGTAGCAGTTTTAAGATTTGAAAGAACCTCGAAATCATAAAATATTTTTCTCACGAAGACTTCCCCTTTATTTCTATTTTAAAATCTTCATATACAAACTTGTTACCATATTTATTTCGTCTCCATTTTAACCAATGTGAACTCTTATTTAAGAATTTTTCAGCCTTACTCATAGATCCGAATTCAAACTTCTTACCTTCTTTGTCTTCTATAGTTACACATAATGCTCTTCCATGATTTTTTAATATATCAACAGCATGATTGATGTTTTCTGAAAAAGTTGCTGCATCTAAATTACTAACACTATTGTCATCTTTATTACCATCTTTATGATTGAAACATTCACATTCTTGAGAAATAAATGTCAACCCAAACAATCTATGTATTTCATACCTTTTTTGTTTATTATCTTTTGATAGCATAAGAGTATGATAACCTTTTCTGTCAATTTGATGTTTTAATATTCTTTCTTTTACATGATGGTATTTATCAATGATTCTATTCAATGATTTAACCCTGCCAAAATTACTAACCTGATAAAGACCTTCATATCCTTCAATGTCTTTCCAAATCTCCTCCACATCATCACCTCAATTTATGTATAATTCACTTATTATTTAAACAAGTCATCAAAGTCAATTTCATTTTTCTTGTCCTTTTTATCAAATCCATCGGCATTTTCTTCAAGAAACTTTTTGTAATGTTTACACGTTTTTCGATGACCACATAGAGTGCTGCAATAAAATGAGTTAAATTTACTTATTTCAACAGCTTCCCAAACATCTTCATTTTCTTTATCCTTATTTTCGATTTCATTGACAGTATCAACTACATGCTTTTTGAATTCTTCAACTTTCTCATCAGTAATCTCATATTCCACATAACAATCTTCCAACCAGTATTTATCTTGAATTTCTTTTGGTAAAGATTCGAGATTGTTATCACTAATTGCTTTGTCTAGTAATAACTCAAGTTCAAATTCATCTATACTCAATGTATGTAAATCTTTTTCCAATTGCTTTGTAAGTTCTTTAACCCATTTTCCACGATTACACATTTTCTTTTTAACTTTACCGTTCTTTTGCATACTACAAACATTGATGTATTTAACCATACACCACATGACTTTATCCACTTTCTTATTTGTAGTTGCTTCAAGGCCAATCTTATACATTAATAACTGTCTTCCTGCTTCATTTAACTTTTTACCTGAGAATTTACTCGATGTTTTCCAGTCAATGATATTAACGAATGGATTACCTTTTTCACTTGGAATAATTGCATCAATATAACCTTGCATCCATATTCCATCTGCTATTTCAAAAACGATCAATTGCTCCTGTATCATTTTAGTATTAAGTTTGTTAAAGTTTTCAACAAAATGAAGTACATCAGCTTTATAACTGTCACCTATCTTATCATTGGGAAAGGTAATTCCCGACATTTCTAATTCGATTAATTTATCTGTATAGTTAGTTTTAAAAGATGATTTATCTCCACTTCCACTGTAAATATCCTCTAAATTATTATGTATACAACTTCCCAATAACGTATAGACATTTTCTACACCTCGATTCTTGAGAATGTAGCTATTATAATATTCAAATTCACAATTAATGAATGAGCCTAATTTAGAAAATGAATACACTTTAATTCCAGCATCTTTTAACTCCTGTAATTTATCTTCAGCTCTCAATCCATCATCTCCTTAAATCCAAATTGTACAATCCCTAATTAACCTCTGTAATGTATCCTTATCTAAGTCAGCAGGAGCGATTTTACTATCCTTTTGTAGATAAAGATTGTTTTTGTCATATATGTATCCTACTTTATTCTTGTAATATTTATCTGACTTTAATTGTTTTGCTATTTCGTAGCTATGATCCTGTTCAAGTCCTTCATCCATCATGACAATTATCTTTTCTGGAAACAGTGACTTAATGTGATTCGCTTGAACTTCACTCATGAAACTTCCACCCAATGAAATACCCACATTCAATCCTTTACTTGATAGCTGTAAACTGTGCTTTTCAGATTCACCAATCATTACAATAGACTTTTCTTGAATGGAATTATAGTTATCGATAAATCCGTACAGTGTTTTTGATTTTGGAAAAGGAATTATCGGAAACCATTTAGTTTCATCTTCTGACACTTCCCTTTTATTCAACCTCCCCATAACTCCACATATTCTTCCATCTAAACTGTACCAGGGAACACTAATTCTAGTTGTAGTTGAATCGTACCCAATGTTATATCTTCGTTGAACTTGAGGTAAGATACCATCTTCATAGAACAACATATTAGGAATTTTTTCAAAACGATCTAGGATATTGTCAGAATAAGTTTCAACATCAAGATAGTCATCATCTTTTAATTTAGCAATCTTCTTATAAAAACCACCAAACGGTAGTGTATATTCCTCTTGTTTTTCAACATCTTTAAACTCAACAATATCAGCAATTTTCCTTATTGTTTTAGGAAAAGAAGTGTTTAATTTACCCTGAACTAGAGTGATTAGATCACCTTTTAAGTTAGTTGAAAAACAAGTTGCAGATAAAGTATGTTTGTCAACTCTAACAGAAGTAGGGTTCCTCCCTTCTTCTCTAGCGCATCTATATTCCCCTTTTCGTTTGTTATACTCTATATAATAAAATCCAGTTTTTTCGAGAATTAACTCTATATAATCCGGTTTACTCATTATGTAATTCTTAAGTGTATAAACATCCATATGCTCACCTACCGTTGATGCTTTGGTGTACAATAACCTATTTCAGTCCATTTATTCCAAGCACCATCAAACTGATAAAGCAGTGTGGTATCTCCCTCATCATTCCTTGTTTTATCTAAGAATAGAATCATATACTTTTTATCATGCTTTAATGTAATTTCTTCTTTTATTTTTGTGAATTTACCATTTGAATCTTTCTTGTATCTATATGGCTTGATATCATACTTCTCCCCGTTAAATTCATCCTCCCAAACTTGTCTAGTCAATACTAATTCGGAAACAATTTCTTTAACTCCTTTTGCACCAGATAAACATGCTGCTGTAAGATATCGTGTATTTTCCATGTAAATTGCCAACTGCATTGTTATGATAATTCCTACATCTTCTTTTTCAGCCACCTGAAGTAATTGTTTAGACGACTCAATCAATTCACCAGTCATTTGTGCAGAAGATGAATCCTCACTCTTAAAAGTGTCGTACAACGCATATTTAAAACCTTGTTTAGCCATCTTTCTAATGATCTTTTTAACATCTTCAGTACTGTAATCATATATCTTTGCAAATTTGAGCCTACCTTTATAGTGTTCGTTAAAATATTCTCTAGCTTCTTCCATCTTCTCTTTTTGTTCAGCTGCTAAATTACCCATTTTCTGCTTCTTTCGTGGTAGACCATAATAATCTAACTTTTGACTCAAGATTGTGGCCATTAATATATGTTGCCAAGATCGTTTATTCATCTCATTAGCAATGATTGTAACGTTTTCACCTTGATCAAGTATTGATAATATGTATGAATTAATGCAAAAACTTGTCTTACCAGTTCCACTAAATCCTGCAAATATTTGTACATTTGATCTATGTAAACCTAAAGTGTGAAAGTTTAATAAAGGACATGCTGCCGCATAACTTAATCCCATTTCCTCTCCAGCATCACAAGCTTCTATGAAGTCATCATTAAAGTCTAAGTCCTCAATTTTTACACCATTTCCACGATTTAAGAATACATTGTCCAACTGGTATTCAAAGTAATCGTACAGTTGAACACTTGTCATTTTCTTAAACTTATCAATCTCATTAACTACATTAAATCCTTTGTCATGTAGTTTAAGAAGCATATTAAATTTAACTAATTCATCGTAATAAGTTTCAATGTTCTCCTCATTCAATATCCTCTTTATTTCATCAACAGTTTTGTAACCACCCCTTCTGGTAAACCCATTCTTAAGAGTTTCTTTACCTTCAACATAACTGAAGATACTAGCGTCATCAAAACTCTTATATCCTAATTTGTACATCTCGTAAGCAAGAGAATAATAGAAGCGTCCGTCTTCTGTTAATAAATCTCTATCTGCTCTCACTTCTTTTTCATAATCAGAAAATAATTCTGGATTTTTCCATAAGCAGAATATGAAATTTGCTTCCATGTGATCTCTTTGTGCTGTCAATTCTGGAGGATAACTATCTAGTGGTTTCATTCCTAATCACATTCCTTTACTTAATTAATTCACGTTTAAGTATTTCTTCAATATTATCAAAGTCCCAATACCAAATTTCTAGTAGTTCAATGTTATTTATTTTAGAATAGTCCATCTTTCTAAGATCATGTTCTTGTTGGATTTTAAATTCCTCATCAGTTTGTTGAAAAGCAGTACCATCATGGAATTCACCCTGATATTCAATCAATAGATTTTGTTTTGGTAAATAAAAATCATAAGATAAATTCCCTCCCCCAACACCCATTAATCCTTCGAATTCTTTTTGTGAATCAAATTGAATGTTATTAGTAATCAACCATTCCCTCACTCTTTTTTCTCCTTTCGATTCTGAACACAAAAGACATCCTCGTCCGTTTCTATACCCATTTGGTAAAATCCAATAAGGACTATGACCACATTTAAATTCAATCAGCACTTTAGTATTTGCGTTTTCATAATTACTTAACAATTCATGTCCATTTGATTCTATTAATTTAGTTAAATTTATTTTTGCTTGTTCTGGACATTTTCCAGAACACTTAGGACATCCACTTCCGTTTTCTTTTTTATAGTTATTTGGTGTAACCCAATGGGGTTTGTGTCCACAATTATAATCTATAAGAATTTTTGATTTAGCATTAATATACTCACTTAAAAGTAAATGTCCATTATTTTCAACTAATAGTATAAATTTATCTTTTGCTCGTTTATTTTGTTTTTCTGAAATAATCAAATTACCACACCCTGGACAACCTCTTCCTAGTTTATACTTTGATGGTGAAATCCAATGTGATTCATGACCACAATTGAAATCTATTAATATTTTAGTATCTTCACCAAAATATACACTTAGGATTTTGTGATTATTAACATTTAATAAATCAATTAATTTGTCCAAACTAGTTTTTATCCTTTGATTAATTGTTCCAGATCGTTTATCCTTATTAAATAAATTTACACTGTCTGATAATTCAATTCCACGATACTCCAATCAAATGTCCTCCTCATCTAAGAATGACAAGATTCCTGTATCATTATTAGTTTTAATTGTTGGTTTATCTTCAATTTGATCAATGTAACTCAAATCTACTAAAGTATTTTCTTGTTTTACTTCTTGCTGCTTTTTAAACTTCCATTTGTTATAGATGTCATTTATACTCCCCTCTATAATTTTCATAGTATAACTAGCCATTCCATATTCACTAGAGAAATCTTTAACCTTAATCCAGTACTGAATAGTTTCTTTATTCACTTTGAAGCACTCATGAATCACATCGTAATCATAAAACTCATTAAGTTTAGTTATTTTCTTCACCATTGAAGGAGGAACAATTTGACCATCTTCATATTCAAGAATTTCTACTGCTACGTATTCCATTAAATTCTTGAATTTCAATCGCTCATTAATCAAGTTTTCATATTCCTCTTGAGAACAATAATAAGAATTCCTACCCTTTTCATCAGTCACTTTGTAGAACTTATCTGATTCACCTTTTGTTTTACATATCTTACACACTACTTTTCTAGCCACAATTTCACCACCGTTTTATAAATAAAAGGGGAATGAATTAACACTCCCCTATAAAATTATTAACCTATTAATTCAACGATATTACGTAAGGCAACAGTTGAAATAGTTTCTGGATCTTTGAAGGATGAGAATTTATATTCAGTCATAATTTCTTTTACTTTAACTTTTACATCATCTGATGCACTCGCAAATTTATTCTGAATCACTTCAATTAACTCTTCATTCTCTTCAGCATTGACTTTAGTACGATTAGTTTCTTCAACAACTTTTTCAATTTCTACTTCTTTAGCTTTTTGTTGTTCTTGTTTAGTCTCATCTAAAGATTTAGCACCTTTTTGTTTAGAATGTGCTTTCTTGATAGCATCTTCCACAGCTTCTTTAAACTGATCTACATCTAAATCAATTTGTGGTGTAATTTCATTAAAACGTGATTTAGAGTCAATGTTAAAGTTGTCATCACGGAATGTAATAATTCGACTTTCGCCTGTAATTTTACCAACAATCTTGTCTGCACCAACTTTTTGCTTAATACGTTGTTTTTCAATGGAACGATCAATCGAAGCTACACCAAGAATATGTAATTTAGTTTTAATTGCATTGAAGTAACGGTTAGTTAAGTTTGCTGTAAGTGTTTCGTATTCTTCACCAGTTGCAACGTCTGATTGATTTTTACGTTTTGTATGTCCGATAATCATCATTGATACACCAACTGATTTCAGTTCCCAAATCTTTTCTAATACTAATTCAATAGCTTTATCTTCTCCAGCCATAACATGTTACCCACTATTTCTAATGGACATGGACTATATCATTATCCCATTGGGATACTTTGCACTTCGAGTGGTAGCAAAATCCACCCTACTCTACTCGGTTACTCGCTTTTCAGCTACCCTTTCGATAGTCTCTTGAGTTTCATGTTTGATTAGATGTTATTTATATTAATTCAAATTTCCAACCTTTATATGTATCTCTTTTGTTATTCAAACAGTTACTAACTTCATTCCTGTCTAAGCTATGTTCTCGTGAAAATTCACGAACATTCTTAGTTTCATATATTTCACCATTTGGGGAAATGGCTTTAAAATGCTTAGTTTTTCTAGTGTTACCATTCTGTTTCTTACGAGGTATCCATTCGCAATTACCAGGTTCATAATTTCCATCAACATTTTTTCTTTCAATAGTCAAATGTTCTTCATATCCATTTTCCAATGACCAGTTGTAGAAACTTTGAAAGTTATTCCATTCACTACAAACCTCAATACCTCTTCCACCGTAGTCTGGATAATTCCTTCTACTTGGATTATTACAACGTCTTCTCATATCTTTCCATATGCGATATAATCTTGTATTCGAATGACCGTGTTTAGTCATTCTTTCTTTAATTTTCTCAACGTTGTAACAACCGCAAGACTTACTGTGACCTTGGCGAACATCATTAAATGACATTTCTCGTTTGTTTCCACACTCGCACTCAACTAATACATATTGATATTCACCACTAGATCCAACCTGTCTTTTCCCCAAATCTTTAATTATCGTTAGTCTGTTAAATTTATCTCCTATAACAACATCTATTTTTCGTGGCAAACTAGCCACCTCCATTAAATTTATTTCTAATCAAACATGCTTACCACAGGATTAGCATATCTAAACGACTAAGCTTCCCCTGTTAGCCTATTTATTAGCAGTCATTTCCTACTGTTACTAATCGTTAAATAGACACCTGCTTGCAATCACAGTTCACAAAGTTTTCTAATATACCATTACTGATATATGTGGACTTATATAGCTAAGGTTAATCCACCAAATGCAGCTTTGATTGAAGTAGTTTTCTTATCAGGATGTGCTTTGTTATGTAATCTAATCACTTCCGGTTCTGCAATACGGAATAACTCATCAATAGTGTCATATACAACTACTTTTAAATCCTTGTAATCTGTTGTACGATTTTCAACAATATCTTCCACAAACTCTTCAAAAGTCTCCCAGTCAGGAATATTCTCATAAATAGCATTTGGAATAGCATCTACACCATCTTCTTTACCAATGTTAGCTAAAATGTATCCATCTTCACCTGCTAATTGCTCGCAATATTCAACTGCTAATGTTGTTTTACCAATTCCCGATTCTCCAATTAGTCCAACGTTATAAGCAAGTGGATCAATTTTAATTACATTCTTTTTACCAAATTTTCTACCCATATTATAAATCTCTCCTCTTAATAATTAATTTATTTTACTTACAAGAAGGGGAAATCCCCTTCTTTTTATGCAAACAAGTCATCTAAATCTTTGTCGATATCTACTTTAGGAGTACTTTCAGTTTTAGTTTCAACTGTTTCAGCAGGTTTACTTTGTGGTTCTGCAAATGTAAAGTCTAAATCGTCTAGCTCATATGTAGATTCAACTGCACCTTCTCTGAAGTCATTAGCATCATTAATTAACTCAAGAGTTGGTTTTACTAGTCGATTTTCGTAAACTGTTTCCCCAAGCATTCCACCTTTTGGAGCAAAATCTTCTAGTTTATTAAATCCAAATTCAATTGCTTCTTTTTGTTGAGGTGTTAAATCATTTTCAGTAAACTCTACCGTATCAGCTCCACGGAAGATATTCACTAACCATTGAAGATGGTAAACCCCTTTACCTTTTACATTAAATTTATTTTTAAGGAATTCAAAACGTTTGACATGAGTTTCATTTTCAAAGTCTAACTTCTGACCATTGATTACAAATTGCATTGGGAAGAACTGATCTTTCTTAACTCCACTGTCATAACCAAGTACATATCCATCAATGAAAACTTTCTTTTCTTTATTGAAGTCTTTGTCATCTACAGCATCTTTAGTAAAGAAGATATCCATAGTTGATCTTAGTTGCGAAGGTGTATCATTTTCCACAATTTCAATTAATTCTGGATTAAACTTACGGTAGAACTTACCTTTATTCGCACTTAGGTCAAGACTACCAGTTAATCTAAATTTATATTCCTTATAATCTTCTAGTTTGCTAGATAGGAATTCAATTGCATCATAGTTATGTATGAATTCATGACGGTCAGCAGCTTTTTCAGTTAATTCCTTTTTTAATGAAGATAATTTTTCTTGGTCTTCAGGAGTTAATTTATCTTGGTATTCAAGACTTCTAATTTGATAAAGGATCTGATTAACTTCTTCTTTCAATTCAAAGTCAGTCGTTAAATCAACTACAATCTTTTTGAAGTCAGCAACCATATCGAGTGTCTCAGGATTTAAACGCTCATCCCAAGGAATCTCAAGTTTAGATCCTTTTTCGCTTTCAGTTCCTTTACTGAATGTAAACACTTTGTTAGGCTTTGATTTAGAATAACCACCGTACAACTCAACAAATGCGCTGTTTGTTTTTGATTCTTGTACCCCAAAGTTTAATCGGTGTCCTACCCAACCAGATGCACTCTCACGTACATCATGGAATTTACTTTTATCCTTTGGAATGTTGATGTTACCGATGAATTCAAATGAGTTATATAATCTTGCCATATATGTATTTCCTCCTAATAATATCCGTTGTATTTTTATATTATAAATAATTAATTTTACTTGTATGTGTTCTAGGTAAAAAGCTAATTGTATCTAGCCTGGTGGTGATTTATTAATGTCGATATGCTCTCACCTCCTTAAAATTTGTGTTATAATTTAATTAAAGTTTAACTGCTTGCTGTACTTATTATCTTCAATTCCTAATTGTTCACTTAGTTCAATATGTTTCATAATATCTTGCTGCCAGCCACCATAATGTTTTCCACCTTTATGATTAACTAGCTTGATTACTCTGTTCCATCTAAGATAAATATGCAAGTTGCCATAATGATAAAGTTTCATTCCTGTCAATCTCTGAAACTTGTCTCGCAGTTTAACTTCTTTAGCTAACAAAACGTTTCTACTAATCTTCTTACAAGCTTGATCATATGTAATGTTTTTATTTCGCTCATTGGTGTTTTCTCTATAGTAGTTAAATGCCTCTTGTGTTAATTTTAAAACCTTTGTTTTCAACTTCTCAACTCCTTTCCTTAACTGACTATATACTGATTATAATAGATAAATTTATCTTTGTAAACCCTATTTGTTAAATTTATTTATATTATTTTTAAGTTTTTTATCATAGCCTTTAAAACCTGTTGATACTTTTCATCCTTACTCCATATTACTTCACTTACAAATGATCCTGACTCTTTCTGCTTATACAGTTTGATCAAGTCTCTCCACGCTTCTTTTATATTAAGAATTCCAACAAGGAAAATTGTTACCGGAAATAATACGGTAGACAGAGCCACAATTCTCCAGCTATAAAATTTATGTAGAAGAATTGAATTATCATTGTAATAATATTCGTATTCATCTGTCCATCTTATCTTGCGGTATTTAAAGATGTCATTGTGCTGCTTTTTGGTTAATTTAAACTTATGAAATCCTTTTTCTAATGGACTGGTATATTTATATGCCAATAAATAATCTCCTTTCACAATAAAAGTATGTTTTTATTTAGATTTAGTTTGTGAATTCAATTTTAAAACCTAACAATATCAACGTTTTTCAGACTTCAAATTTCACAAACTTTTCATTTATCTTTAATTTCAATCTTCCAACCACATTTACAACTTCGTATAAACACATTTCCATGTACGTCTACAGTAAGATCCTTAGTCTGGCAATCTTCACATTTATCATATTGCTGCAATAACTCATAGCACTTACTCGCTTCCATTTTAACTCCTTTTAAAACTGTTTAGTTTACTTTTAATTAATTGTTTCTGTATTTAATAGTGCCTTTAACATGTCAACTTGAACTTCTCTTTCAGAGTCATTTAATGTCCCCGCAGAGAACCCTGTATCAACTCCGATTAAAGCAAATCTAATTGCTGATTCAGAAGCACCGTACCCTCTCAATGATTCCTCGACTGCCATTTTTACTTCTTCTCTAAAGTTCATCGTAGCACCTCCGAGAAAACAATTTGCTCTACGCCTGGTAGATTGATAATCAATTCCTTGATAACACGTTGATTGTTTAAATTGGCTTGTGACATTATTTCTTTGTCGTTAAGTATTTCTTTCTTGATATTGCTATGTACTGTCTTATAAAAGTTTTTAGTTTCTTCCTCTGACATGCTCAAACGAAGCCAACCGCTAACTTTTTCTACATCAACTTCGCTATAAGGAATCTCAAGGCTAATTAATTCCGGTTTTCCTAGCTCTATGTAAACAGTTTTACTGTCATTATCTATGTATGTAATATGTATGTTCTCAACGCTAATTCCCATTTTATATGTACCACTGACGTTCATTTCTGTCGACCTTGTGCCAAAGAATCCATCATCTACTTTAGTATCTGTCTTATTAATTTCTTGTTCAACTGAGACGATTTCACTCTTTGACTGAAGTTTTCCTAAGATTAATTCCTTGCTAATTATGTATTCTGAATTAGATATCTGTCCATCATGCTGGATAATTCTAGTTGGTGCAATTTCGTTTTCCGATGTTGCTGCTCGGTACGTAGTTAGTAGTGTGAATGAAAGTACAATTCCTATGAGAGCTTTGAGCAGAAACTTATAGTACCTTGGTTTAAGTTTCATACTACTCCCTCTTTTCTTTTAGTTAAATAGTAAGTTTTATAGTAAATCAGCATATCCATCATATAGCTCATATTCATCATCAACTAAAGCTAAGTAATAATCAGAGTGTTGATTCCAATGTTTTTCGTTCCATTCCTTTACCAACTCTTTACCAATAACCTCGTTAACATTTTCCGCAATAACTTGTTCAGTAAATAAGTCTCTGCAAAAATTATCTTTTGTAATTATCTTCATGTTTCTCCTCCTTTATATAAACTTGCTTTTAACTTAATCTTTCAGCAATGATTCAATCTCATCAATTTCCAGCTCAACTTTTTTTCGCTCAGATAATAACTGGGTTAACTTACTTTCCATTAATTTCAATTGCTTTTCCTCATCTTTTCTTGCTAAGATTTCAACTTTATCCTGAATATCTCCTATCCAGTCTGAAACATGATAGCCACTGATAGCGAAATCTTCAGCTACTTCTAATGCTTTTGCAGAAATTAGATAAGAATTTAATTTAACCATAAGCATGATTAACTGTTCTTTATTTAAGGCCTGGATGTTATATCTATCTCCATCTAACTCTAATGAACAATTTGTCACTGGAGAAAATCTTGTTGTCTTTCCTAGCTTCTCTTTCTTAGCTTCAATTTGTTTCTTTAATTCTAGTATTCTTTGATCATTTGAATTACTCATATATTATT